AGATCTACAGGAACTGTAATATTAGAATCACATGATGGACATGTTCTTTTAATCATATAAACAGATCCATAACTAATAGATCTAATCATATTAAGCAAATAGAAAAAATCTCCAGTAGTTAATTCATCAACATCTATTTTTTCTTCTAAAACATTTTTAACTAATCTTTTAAGAATATCATAGAAATTTCCTCTATTAAACTTATCAATTAGCTTTTCATCTGTTGATACCCAAGGTCTACAATGAAGTTTACCTTTCTTTAATATAGAATCTTTATAATGCAAACCTCTAGAAGGCAATTCAAATTCTTCTACAGGTTGAATTAAAAACGACAAATCTAATTCTTTTTTTGGCATATTTTATTTTTAGCTCCTTTTTACTTTAATAATTTCTATACCAGCATTTATTAATGCTTTTAAACCATCAGTGTCTAAATCATATAATTCTTCAAAACAAATAGCAGATAATTTAGCTGCAGAAATTAATTTACAACAATCAGTGCATGGTGAAAGTGTTACATACATTACTCCGTCTTTAACATTAATTCCTTCTGATGCAGCTGAAGCAATTGCATTTGCTTCAGCGTGTAATTCATTTATTCTAGACCACTCATGATGTTTTTCTCTTTCAAAATGATTCTCATCAAAAACTTCATCACAATTTTGTAGACCTACTGCAGTTCCATTAATTCCAGTTGAAATAATTCTGTTATTTTTTACTATTAAAGCTGCAACCTTTTTAGAAACGCAATGACTTCCCATAGATATAACTTTAGCGCATTCTAAATATATTTCACACCATTTTTTCTCTTTTGCTGTTGAATTATATGGTATTTCTATAAATTCCCCTTTTTCATGTTTTAATCGTGTTAAAATCACGCTATAAGACCTTTCTTTGGTGGATTAATGCCATTAGGCTGAATAATTGAAGATGTTGTCTTTTTAAATTGATCTAGAATTTCAGTATTCTTTACTAATCCATGCATATCAAATCTATTCAAATTAAAATGAATTTCTCCTATAGATGCATTAGATAGAACTGATTTATTAGAAATTAAACCACCATCTGGCAAACCTTGATAACCAAGTTCACCATTACCTTGATAAATTTTATGTATCGTTAAAAATTTTTCTGAAATAATTTCATTATCTTTAAAATCTTTAACTTCTACTATTACTTCTATTGTATGACTTGTTTCTATATTAGCTAAAAATGCTATATCTCCTGATTTAAACACTCATAAAACATTCCCTTCTAAATTTAATCTACTTTTTCAAAATAAGGTTCAATGACAAAAGTTAAATAGCTTTCAGTTGTAATTACTTCAGTAATTTTGTATTTTTTTTCTTGAAAAATCATAACTGAATTAACTTTACCATAAGCATTAAATGTAACATCAATTTCAAATTCTTTATAAACATCTTCATATGTTCCATCTTCATTCATTATTCTAAAAATAATTTTACTAGCTACATATTGAAAACCGTAATCTTCAAAATACTTTTTTTTAGGTTTACTTCCTCTTGGGGCTCTTTTTCTAGGAGAGTGCATTCCATCAGTTTCAACTTCTACAGTCTTCTTTTTTCTTCCTCTTTTTTTAGCTTCAGCTGTCACTGTTGGAACTTCAGAATTATCTTCTGTCTTATTTGAAAAATATTTTTCTTTTAGAATTTTTGCTTCTTTCTCATTCTTCTTTTTCTTGTCTTCTTTCTTCTTTTTTGCTGCCATAACATATTTTTCAATAGACATATAATCAACCTCCTAGATTAATTCTATAGATATATTATAACACAAAATTGAGAAATTGTAAATTGTCTAAACTGTCTTCTTTTTTGAAATAGCTTTCTTAATTGTTGTGCTATCTGCTGTCCATTCTCTTACCAACGCTTTTGTAAAATCTACATACATACGATGTTGTTCTCCTGTTTCACCAGATCTATTTTTAAAAACATAAAGAACACTTGTATTATTTGCGTTTTCAGCTGGCGTAGCATTTATAGTAACACCGCAATCTACAATTCTGGCAATTCCGTAAGATTCTGCAATATATTCTTCTGTTAAAATCCCACCTGATTCAAGTTTAGATAAAGATGATCTATTAAGCTGAGTAGCTGTTATTACTGGAATTTTAAATTCTATTCCTATATTTCTAATTTGTTGATAAATAGAATCTAATTCAAATCTTCTATCATTATATTTTTGCGTTGATCTCATAATATCAGCGTAATCAATAATTAATATATCAGGTTTAAATCCTTTAGTAGTTTCAATCCTTCTAATAAATGTGCTAATATCTGCTGCAGTTGCAACTCCAGATGGATAACGTTTAAGTATTAATCTACCTAATCTTTGTTCTAACAATTCTTTAAGTTTAGAATTTGCTTTAGTAGTTTTTAAATCTGTTTTATTTAATCCAAGTAATCTCATATCATATCTTTGAGCAGTTATTTCTTCTGACATTTCTAATGTTATGTGAAGAACATTAAGTTTTTGTAGTAAACAATTAGCACCAACATTAACTAAATACATAGATTTACCACTATGAGCTGGTCCCATGAAAGTGAATAATTCACCTTCTCCATAACCACCAAAAACTTCATTAAACCAAGTCCAACCAGAATCTATTCTTTTAACGTCACTTTGTTCTTTTCTTTTAATCCATCTATCAAGTATTTCGTCATCATCATAAACATCCATACCTAAATCATCCAATGAAGCGCCAATTGTTAAAGCTTTTTCTATCCTATCTTTAACGTTTTGATGTTTTGCAATATCACCTAAATCATCTAAAGATTCATAAACAGCTTTTTTAATAGCTTGACAAGATATGAAATTTCTTACATTTTCTTCAATATATTGCAATGTTGATGAAGCAATATTTCTTTTTTCATATAATTCATTAATGTTTTCAAATAAACTTTCATTTGTGTATGTTTTTTGTAAAAAATCTCCCAATGCTTCTTTAGTGGGCATTCCTCTATATTCTTCATAAAAACTTTGTAAACCTTTAAATATAATACTTAAATCTCTAATTTCAAAAAAAGCTGGATCTGTTAGTAAACCAAGTTTTTCAAAAATTTTTGGCTCTTGTATCATAGCTGTAACAATTTGTTTTTGGAATTCTGGTGAAAACGAAAAAGTATCTGGCTGCCAGCCAAATGTTTCAGCCAATTAAAAGCACACTCCTCTATCTTTTAACTAAATAATTCTGAAAGCATATCAATATTAATATCTTCTTCTTTTAAAGCATTAACTTTATCAATAAATTCTTCTTCAAATTCACCAATAAATAATGAAATTATTTCTTTATATTTTAAATCTGGATTTAATTTTTTTAACTTAAATAAGCTATTAACATTACTTTGTAATGATGGTGTTAATCGATAAAAATTATCATCTTTTTTAGCATTTAAGTGTTTATTTAAAACTTTAACTTTTTCATCTTTTTCTTTATATTTAGAATATAAATATATCATTTTACTAGAAAAAATTATTCTAGCAATAGGTTTTTTATATTTTGTTAAATTTAATCTAGTTGCAATGTCATTCCAGTTTTTAAAAAACATGTTAATATAATCATATATTTTAATATCATTTGGTAAATCTTTTAAAAATTTATCTATTTGATTCCATAATGGAATACTATTTAAATATTCTTCTAATGACATAAATTTTTTTGAAGAAATTTTATTAAAATCTTCTTTTATTTTTGGTATTCTTCCTATAGGACTATTTGTAAATTTATATAAATTCGAATTATAAATATCTATTACAGTATTAATTGTTTTTATATTTATATTAGTCTTATTTCTATTAATCAAGTTGTACTTCTGCAACAACAATATCACCCGCTACTATGTCGTATTTTATATTTCTATCCATGATATATCTTATTAATTGTATCATATCTTCAATAGAATAGTAACTAGTTAATTTGCTATGAGAAATAAATTCATTAACATAGTTTTTAATCGTATTAATAGTTCTTTGTTGAATCCTAGCATTAAATGAAATTGGTTCTATAGAAAGACATTTTAAATGATTTTTTTCTATCCATTTTATTAATTTAGACAAAGTTATATTTAAATATGATAGTATTCTGGAAAAAACTAATTTATCTGTCAATAAATTTGTTTGAGAATATTTAGAAAAATCAAAAACTACATTTGCATCTGATTTAATATCTTCAAGCAATTTCTCTCTTAATTCTGAATCATTAATATAAATTATAATATTGTCTTTCAATTGTTTAATATAATGATAAATAACATAATATGATTCTTGAGAAGATAAAGACTTTTTTGAACCAATCGATTGAATAGTTTCTTGTTCTGAAAATGTTTCTTCATTATGATAATCATAGCTTCCTAAGTTTAATACAATATCATCGTCAATTTCTTCATTTTGATTTTTTGAAAAATTAGTATATAACATTTCTTTACTATTTATTTTTTTACTTTTATTATAACAACGCAATATTGTATTTTTTACTATTCTATTTAAATAAGCAAATACACGACCTCTTTCTGGATCGTAATTTTCTAACGATTTTAATATTTCTACAAAACATTCTGATTTAATATCTGTTTTATTATTTTTAACAATATCATTATAATAAAATTCTTTGTTAATCATACCATCAATCATTTGATCAATTGGTTTAGACATTTTTTGAAAAGTAACATTATTTTTATTTATTTTATAATCTTTTACTAAAGTTAAAATATCTTTTTCAGAAAAATAATTTGGTTTTTTAATTTTTTTATTTATTTTTGTCAAGTACAATTCCTCCATATAATGAAATAGAAATGATTATAAAAAATAATATTAGTAATATTATAACATAAATAACTTAAAAAGTAAACACTAAATAAATTAATAAGAGGAAGGTGTTAATGTATGGCTACAAGAAGAATAGTACCAAGAGAAGATGGAGAAGGTTCGTTAGGAAGAGCTGATAAAAAATGGGGTGGAATATACGCAACATCACCTGTCGTTTTTGAAATAGATGAATATGTAGATGACACAGCAGCAGAGGTTGGAGGCATTCCAATTGGTGGAGTATACAGAACAGGTAATGTTTTAAAAATTAGAATAGTTTAAAATTAAGAAGATCGATATATATATAT